GAGGCTCGCGCCGCGGCGTTGATGCGCTCGCGGACGATCATCTCGCCGTAGGCTTCAGCCTCCAGGACGATGTTCGTGGGTGACTGCTCAAGCGCTACCGCACGAGCGAGATCGCCGTTCTTCGCAACCACCTGGTCCTGGTAGACCTTGAGGAGGACTTCGTAGTCGATCTCCTCGATGACCTTCGGCGGCGGCAGTCGCGCAAAGTCGATGTACAGCGCGGGTGACTCAAAACTCGGCATCGGGCCCTCGCCTTAAACGGTGGTTTTTGTGCGCTTGAGGCTCGCGTCGATCAGGTCGACACCCTCAATGGTGATGGTGATTTCGCCGGAAGAGTCGAACGCATCGATCGACACGCGGGTGACCTTGAACTCGGGCTCATAGGTGTTGATGGCGGAGATCGCTGCCATCATGCCGCTCATGATCGTTTCTTCGTTGCCCGGTTTGTCCTGCATGTTGATGAAGTTCGAACCCCACCAGAGGCGCATCAGGCGAACGCCAATGCGCGTGGTGAGGATCGTTTCGATGCTCTGCTTGATGCGCGGCCAGCCCTGAACGTAGTCGCCCGTCTTACGGTCGATGTCGATCAGATGCTCAGTTGCCAGCGCCATTCGCAGTTGCCTCCGGCTGCTCGGTCACGACCGCGCCCGCGGCGTCGGCCTTCTTGGCAGCCTTCTTCGTGACGGGAGCGGCTTCGGCCGGCTTGTCTTCGACCTTGCTCAGCGCGTGGCCCCAATACTTGGCCTGCGCCTCGGTGAGGGTGACAACCGAGCCGGCATCCTGCTTGAGACCGCCGAGCCAGATCGCTTTTTCGACGTTGTACTTGGGCATTTTCTTCTTGTTCCTTGTTAAGCGATGTTGGCCCAGACTCGGTTCGAGGGACCGGCCTCGGTCATGACGCGCATTTGCGCCATCTCCTTGGGACCGGAAACGCCGAGGTTGACGCGGCCTTGATTGATGTAGACCCAGCGACCATCGACGCCGACAGAGCACTCAGCGGCGCCCTTCACTTCGACGTAGTCTTCCTGGATCGTGACGCGCGAAGCGTCCTCGCCCTGCGACACCACGATCTCGTGGTCTGTCATGAAGATCTTGGAAGCATCCTCGCCGCCCTGGGTGATCGTGATGTCCTCGTCGGTCATCACCATCTTAGCGTTCTCGTCCTCACCAAACTGGACCGTCAGGTCTTCCTCGGTCAGGGTGATCACCGCCTTCTTGTCCTTGAACTGGACCTTGAGCTTGCCGTCCTCCATGAGGATGTCGGCCTTCTCGTCCTGTTCGCCGAAGCGGATGTGGACCTTCTCTTCGTCCTGCCGGTAGAACGACTTCTTGTCGCCGACCGTCTTGACGATCTTTTCCTTGTCCGCCAGCACCTGCGTGGTGTCGGAGTGACCGTCCTCCTGGATCTCGGGGATCTTGCGGGAGGACTGTTGCTTCTGGCCTGCGCCCTGCCCGTCCGAGCCAGCGTCGCCGCCGGGCGCCTGAAGACTGCCGCCGCCGAGGACCGTTTGCACGGTCTGCATGATGTTGCCGACCGAGGTCAGGTGCGTCATGTTCTGCAACTGCGCGATCTGTCCGAGGTTGGCGAAGTTCTGCAGGTTGCTGATGTTGATCATGCTGCTGATCTGGCTGAAGTCCGCCATATTGGCGAGGTTCAGGTTGCCCAGATTGCCGATGTTGCCGAGGCCGCCCATCGCGCTGGTGAAGTTCGACATGTCCAGCCCGTTGAGGCCGGCCATTCCAGCGAGGCCGCCGAGATCACCCATGGCGTCCATGTTGGCGCCCTTCTTCTGGATGATCAGGTGGTGCAGATCCTTCGTGATCCGCTGCCAGGTGTTGTACTTTCCGCCTCCGCCGCCCTCGCCGCCACCTTCAGACATGGCAGACATCGAGCCGCCGCCGGCCTGGCCACCTTGGCCGCCCTGCTGCTGCTCGTTCTCGTCGTCCTCGATCAGGTGGACGATCTCGTCCGGCTTGTCGTGAGGCGACGGGTTCTCGGGGCCGTAGTGGTACGGCTCTGCGGTCGCCAGCTCCATCATGCCGTTCACGCCGCGGAGCAGCGCGTACTGGCCTTTCTTCGGAGGGACGGACGACTTGATCGTGCCGTGGGAGAAGCTCTTCCACGGCTGCCAGTCGCTCTTGACGGTGTCGCCGCGCTTGCCGCCCGATCCGCTCGGGCTTTCGTCCTGCCCATCGTTGAGCTTGACGTACCAGCGATTCTTCTCGAACTTGACGTCGACGATTTTGCCGAGCCGCTCCTTGCCTTGGATCTTGCGTTCAAGATCCTGCAGTCGCCGCTCCATGGCGTGTACAGCGCGCATGGCGGGTTAGTCCTCTGGGGTGATGTCCAGCGTTTCTTCTGCGTGGGCGCCGCTTGCCAGGGTGACCTGGCCGAGCGCCGTGACGCGGCTGCGAGGCACCTGTGTGACCTGCTGGCCGTTGAGATAGACGTACTCGCGCTCGCGTGACCGGTTTCGTCCGATCATCAAGTCGCTCTGCCATTCAACGATGCCGACAGTGATGCCTTCTCGACGCAGCTCAGGCTGGCTGATGCGCTTGAAGTCGATCTTCGTGGCGGGTGCGGCGTTTGGGTCGCCGAAAGTGTTCAGGTTCGCCAGGATGGCGACCTGTTCGACCAGGTTCCACGCATCTTCGTCTCCGTCCAGAAGGACGTGGCGGTTCTCGTCGATGATGACGACGACCACCTTGAGACAGGCGTTCAACTCACCGGTCGTGTGATGTTCTGCTGGGACCTTCATGACAGCGACGCGAGCTGCGGGAGTCTTCAGCGTCCAGTCAGCAACGTCCTTCTCATCGAAGAGACCATCGTACCAGTCGACGTCCACATTGGGAGCCGCGGCCTTGATGGTCTCGATGATCTTGTTGCGGAAATTTACGATCGCACTCATCAGGTTCTCTTCAGGTGATCGCGGATCATCTTGCTGATCCGGGCCACGTTCTCCTTCGAGAAGCCCATGAACGGACGAGCCGGAGAGTGCGGCTGGGTTTTCTTCTTGTACTTGCCCTTGCTGCGGCGAACGCCCTTCTGGACCCAGTTCGAATAGTTCTGGCCGTCCTCATTCGTCGCGGTCGACTGAATGGTGAAGCCGGCGCGGTTGACTTGTCCGACCTGGATGCCATTGACCAGCTTGCCGGTGGCGTAGAGTGGCCAGTCGTTGCCCTTCAGCTTGACCGTGAGATCGGCCAGGCGAGCCCAAGGCGTTCCGTCCGGACCCTTGTGCGTCTGGTTGATGCGGTTCTGCGTCGAGCGCACCATGTACTCGGCTGCCTGATCCCAGACCGGCCGCAGATTGTCGGCGTCGTGCAGCAGCTCGGCGATGCGTTTGTTCAGCTCGGCGAGACCTTTGACGGTCATCCGAGACTTGAGTTCGGCGGGCATCAGGCCCTCCCGCAGTCGAACGACCCTCCGGAACGCTTGACGTTCGGGTTGGTCGTCACCGGGTCTCCGTTCTCGTCGGTGCCGGTCGTGGGCGGTAAGCCAAGGCCCACCTTGCCGGTCGAGATCTTCTCCAGCAGGGCAAGAGCGTCTTCGTACCGGACGCGCATTTCATCCGTTCGCCCGCCGCGGCCGAGCGCGATCTTGTAGACCGCGATGTCGATCGCGCAGTTCTTCACCACGCCGGGCGTGGGGACCACCGGGATGGTGTACTGGGCAGACAGGTAGGCGTCGCAAATCTCGTCGGCAGCCTGGAGCCCCTTGTCAACAACGAGGGGGTCCGGCGTGCCGTCACGGTCGTAGTCAGCGATCTTGACGAGGAGGTCGGTGCCGTAAAGCTCGTCGATGTCTTCCTTCGTCGCGTATCCCATGACTACTCCTGCCGCTTACTTGGCGGACTTCTTCTTGGCCTTGCCGGCCTTCTTCTTCGGGGCGGTCTCGCCTTCCGTGGGAGCGGCGTCAGCCTCGCCCTCGGCGGCATCCTCGCCGGCATCTTCGTCGCCAGCGTCCTCGGCGTCTTCGTCACCAGCCTCGTCGGCAGGCGCGTCGCCGTTCTCACCGGCTTCGTCGGCGGGCGTCTCCGGCGCGGGGGCGTCGGTCGTCGCGGGCTGGGTCTCCTCGGTCACTTCGACCTCGGCAGGCTCCACCGCTTCCGGCGCAACGGCCGGCTCGGCATTGCCGTGCAGATTGGCGAAGCGAACGGCGCGGACCTCGTCGGTCTGAAGCTTTTTGATGCGACGCTTGTAGTTCGCAGTCGCTTCCTTGGCGCGGAAGCCTTTCGATCCAAACATGAATTTCTCCAGAGTCACAAAAAACCCTCCCCAGCTTCGAGAGCCAGGGAGGGTCCTGTGTTTCAGCTCACCGTCTGAGGGTCAGACGATTAGGCCGCCAGCATGTGCTTGAAGGCGACGATGCGGACGATCTTGGGATCGTACACGCGCTGCCAGTTCGTCGCGGTGGCCAGCTCGCTGTTGGCCGGCGTGACGCCAGCCTGCGTTCCGCCCAGCCACTTCACGCCGCGCGGATGCATGACCCACTGCCGGCGGTTGACGATGTACTCCTGGCCCATGCCCTTCAGAGCCTGGCGCTCGACCTCCACCGGGACCTTCGGGGAGCGTTCGCCGTAGCCGATCGCGCCGGGGCCGAAGATGTAGGTGGTGAAGATGCGGGTCGCGCCCGCGCCGCTCACCGGCATGCCGTCGTCGACGATCACGGACTTGCCGAGATAGGTCGGGATGGTCAGCTTGCCCTGGCTGTCGGGGATGTAGTCGATCAGGTCGGCCTTCACCATCGCCTTCAGGGTCAGCGAGTGGACGGCGACACCGGTCAGACCACCCTGCTCGTCGCCGAGCAAGAAGGCCGAGTCGATGAACGAGTCGGCGTCGAAGTACTGAGCACCACCGGTCAGCGCGGAGATGTCGTTGACGTTCGCCGCCATGCTGGCCGCGCCCATCGCGCCCGCGAGGGCCGAGAGCAGAGCGGTCTGCATGCGCTTGTTCCACCAGTCGGCGAAACGGTTGGCGATGGCGTCGATCGGGTCAGCACCCGACAGGTCGGCGGCGAGGTCGGTCGAACCGAACGCCTTACCGCGCAGAAGCTTCACGGCCACGTCCTGGCCGGTGGAGATCTTGCTGACGGTCAGGTCGGAGTTGTCGTCGAGCACCTGCTCGGCGTCCGAGGCGTCGAGGTCGTTGAAGAACGGCATGTTGACCGTCTTGCCTTCGATCTCGGCGTCGATGACGCTGGACAGGTCCGTGATGATGCCCGACTGAAACAGCTCGGACTTCTGCGTCGAGAGAACCTGGACGTACTTGTTGAACTTGGTCGGGACGATCATGTCCGCGAGTGCGGTTGCAGTCATATCTCACTCTTGAGTTTTGACTGGCCTTTGCCCCTCTTCGGGTGCAGCTTTTTGCATTCAAGCAAACGCCGGGGCGCGAACGTCCCGGCGGTGCAATTGAATGAGCGTGTTGGAGGTTAGTCCGTGACGCCGGCTGCAGCCTTGAGCTGCTTGGCCAGTTCGGGTTTGGTATTTTCCAGCACCATCTGCTGGGTGAGGTTGCGCGTCTCAGCGGCCCAGGGGTTCACGACCCCGCCGGCCGGCTGTACGCCAGTGCTTCCGGGCTGAGTGCCCAGTCCGCGCTTCTCGTCAGGCTTGAAGAGAGCGGCGCGGCTTTCGCGGATCTCAGCGACGAGATCAGCGACGGTGACCGGAGTGCCATTCACGTCCTTGATGCGGGGGTTGCCGTTGGTGTCGAGCACCTCGACGACGACCTTGCCGTCCTTCATGGACGTCTTGACGAACTTGGACACCAGGAGTTCGACGGCATCCCGCGCGTCGTCCAGTGGGTTGGCTTTTGCGACTTCGGCCTGGATCGCGTTGTCACGCATCAAGGTCTGAAGCTGCCCCGTCAGGCTGGCGTTCGTGTCCTCCAGGCCCTTGACCTTCAGGTTGAACTCGGTCTCCTTGGTCGCGTACTGCGCGGAGATCTGTCCCTTGAAGGTTTCGAGCTTGGTGTTCGCGATCGTCTCAGCCTCTTTCTGGGGATCGAGTGCTTGCAATCGTGTCGCCGTTTCGACCGCCGTCTTGGCGGCTTCCGGCGTGATGTCACCGAAGGCGGTGATGCGTTCGATCGCGGTCTTCGCCGCGGTCACATCGAGGCCTTCGTAGGGCTGCAGCTGCGCCTTCAGGATCGAAACGTTGTTGCGTTCCGCGCCGAGAGCGTTCTTCAGGCCCTGCACGTTGTCGAGTTCGAAACCTTCGGTCGGCGTCACGTTCAGGAAGAACTTCCCGTCCTTCGAAACGTAGTAGCCACGCAGGCTCTCATCGAGCTGGTTGAGATCAGTAACGACTGCTTTGAGCATATCCATCCCGGAAATGCGGGGCATCCCGCCCCTCGTGATAAGAGGCCCGCCAAGCATCCCGCTCGAAGGGCCGGTGATATCCCCGAGGGTCTCGGGGAATCGAAGTTGCCAGCAGCGATCGGTCGAGGTCCGTCCCGGATGCTCGGTTGATCGGTGCTGGCGAATT